CCTCATGTTATGCCTGCCGACTACCACTTTTTCAATGTTACAGCTACAGAGTGCCCTGACTTACGAAAGTTACCCGGACACTCTATTGTACTTGCCCATTACAACTGTTTCACAAATCGAGGACGTTTTCTCAAGGGTCTGTTGTCAGTACATTGGGATGGTGTCATACTCGATGAAGCCCACCGAATAAAGAATCACAAGGGACAGTGGACAAAGAACATCAAGAAACTCAAGGCTGGACGTCGCCATATAATGACTGGCACAGGATTTGTAAACAAGCCAGACGAGATATGGTCGCTCTTGAACTTCTTGAACCCCAGGCTTTATTCATCCTATTGGCGCTTTCGTCGAACGTACTGTTTGGAAAAGGAGATACCACAAAAGAATGTGTCTGTTGTAATTGGTATCAAACCTGAGATGGTAGCAGAGTTCAGAAAAGAAGTAAACTCAGTTGGTGTACGTAGACTCAAACGTGAGGTACTAAAAGACTTACCAGATTTCTACGAAACTCCGGTTTACGTAGACCTCAATCCAACACAGAGAAGAATGTACAATGAAATCAAACGAGAACTCGAAGCCCTTGACCAACGTGGAGAACTACTTACTTCTGTCAACGTACTATCGCAGCTCAGTAGGCTTAGACAGATCACTGTGGCAACCCCAGAAGTCATCGGGGAAGGATACGACGATAAGCAAGAGCGTTTTGTTCAGCAAATCAGGCTTGTGGAACCATCCAGCAAGCTTGATGCACTTGGAGAGCTCATCGAAGGAACCGACAGCAAGCTTATTGTTTTTAGTAACTTTGTCGATCCACTTCGACTTGCGACGGAACGTATGCGACGTGTGGGTACCCCATTCATACATCTCAGCGTTTCCGATAAGGACGAAGAACGGGCTGCCAGAGTTCGACGGTTTCAGTCTGAGGAAGTTTGTGAGGGAGGTTCGCAAGTATTTCTTAGCACAATCCCTCTTGGGGGCGAAGCAATCACCCTTACAGCAGCATCCACAGTTGTATTTCTCGACCGTTCTTGGTCACCTGCTGCAAATTCCCAAGCAATCTCAAGAGCACACCGACCAGGGCAAAAGAATGCTGTCCAAGTTATCAACATTGAAGCTCGAAACACAGTGGATCAGTACGTCAATCTACGACTGACGGAAAAGCACAACTGGTTCAAGGCCGTCTTTAGCACATGACAGGAGTAGCATGATAACGTGGGTATCACCGCCGGCAGTAAAACGTCCGAAGATGGACACAGCAAATACCAAAGTTGTGAAGCTCGATGCAACCGAACCACTTCCAAAGTTAGACAACAGGTATGACTACATCATTAGCTTACCTGCTGTTGCAAGAACGGCTCCGCTCAAGGTACTTGGAGGCCGGAATATCTGCATCGTGGGTGGATATCTTTCTACGTCCACAGGAATTACATCACCCAACATCACAATACTTGATGGAGCTTTTGCTCGTACCGTTCATTGCGAAGGATTGCTCATTGACGGTCGCAATGGAGGACGTAGCGATGCGTTCCATTTGCAGTGCCCAAACACTGTTGTACAGTTCTTCAAAAATAGAGTCGAAGCACTCAATGGTTCGCTTTCGACCACACATGCAGATGTCATACAGAATCTCGGCACAAAGAAACTCGTAGTGGACAGGTTCACCGGGAGCTCACACTACAACAACATCTACATGCGACGTGAGAATGATCCTGTCGGCAATCCTGTTGGCCCAGCTACGTTCGCACACTGCAACTTCTTTGGGTATCAGATCAATCCTAACGCTGCACCACACGATCCCGTACATACATTGCGTGGCATTAGCTTGGGTACTCAGCCCATCCCTCCGAGTGATCCCACCAGCCCAGTCAACGGTCTACTTACTGGCAGCGTTTGGCTGTTCGAGTATTACGTTGATTATGAAAGCTTCGGTATCACACCTGACCAGGCAGTATGGCCTCACGCTTCCTCACGAATGGAAGCAAGTTGCCGTGCAGAGCTCAATGCATCCAAGACGCAGGTTGATTGGCCACATTGGCGAGCTAAATACTCTCCCCCAAAAGAGGAAACAACGCCATCAACACCAGGACATATAGGCAGTGGGGATGCACAGGTGTATGGTGTTGTGAAACTGACCAAACCAGCAGCAGGTGACATTGTGAAAAGTGGAGCAGTAGGACTCTCGTATCCTCGTGCAGCATGATGATACAACTTCCAGAGAATGCGATCCGCATTCACACATCAGACAGAGCGACTTTCAAAAGGTGTCGAAGAAGGTGGGATTGGTCGTCCCCTTTACGACAAAACCTTCGGCCCAAAATCAACTACTTCGGTGTTACCTTTCCATTGTGGTTTGGCACCATCATTCACCGAGCGTTGGAATACAAGTACGATCCTATACTTCGACGGGATCCAGTGGAGGTATTCCAGACAGAGTATCTCGCCTCTATGGAGAGCTTCCGTAAGGAGGCACCGGACTACGTAGACGAGTACATCGACGAGTTCAAGCAGCATTACGAAATGGGCGTGTCGATGATGGCGTTCTACGACACGTTCGCTGACAAGCACGACAACTTCACAGTCGTATCCTCAGAGCAAGCGTTCAACGTGCTGGTGGGTTACGTCAACGTACACGGTGAGTTCTTTTCACAAACTGACTTCACAAATGTACGTGGTGAGTATCGACCAGTGTACTACTGTGGACGGATGGATGCAGTGGTACGGGACAACGAGACAGGACGTTATGGCATCATCGACCACAAGACAGCTAGGGACTTCGGCGAGGGGTACTTTGACAAGCTGGATATGGATGAACAATGTACGTCCTATATGTGGGCAGCTCAGGAGTACGCCAAAGCGAACGATCTGCCGTACAAACAGATTGACTTTGTCATCTACAATGTCCTGCGGAAGTGTGTCATCAAACCGCCGACCATCTTGGAAAAGACAGGGCGGCTGTCACTCAACAGAGCAGTAGAGTCTACGACCTACGATATGTTCATGCAGTCAGTAAAGGAGAACAACCTTGCGTGGCAACTCGAAGATCCAAAGACGCAAGGGTATGTCGAATGGCTCAAAGAAGAAGGGGACAGTCTATTCGTCAGACGTGCGGAAGTACGTCGCAATGCGTTTGAGATTACGAACCTTGCTTCGAGAATCCAACTTGAGATCCGTGATATGTTTGCGGCGTCGATCTACCCAAATCCAACAGGAGATTGGTATTGCACACGTTGCCCGTTTAGATCACCTTGTTTGGCCGAAAACGATGGGTCTGATGCAGGTGACATGCTGGCAGCTAACTACGTCACAAACATGGTCGAAGGAAGATACACATCTTACTGACGCAGTACGGACTTTCTGTTATGGTAACAGAAAAACAAGACGGACTACTGTGAGTTTCACTAAGTCCAAATGAAAGGAATAGAGTGGCAGCGACAGAAGCACCTACCAAAGACGTACCGTTCCATCAAAGAATCGGCGCAGCAAGCGCCGCACAAGTTATCCCCTATCTCAACTTACTGGTTTATGGCGATCCAGGAGTGGGAAAGACGCAGCTTGCAGGAACAGCAAACGATCACAAAGCCACTGCACCTGTTCTCGTCCTCGATGTGGAAGGCGGCGCTGCGACGCTCCGACGCAGACCTGACGTTATGGTTGTACGTGTCAAGTCGATGAAAGACTTGGTTGCAATTTACAAAGACATCGACATTGCTATTGCCAACAAGGATGTCAATGCACCTAGGACTGTGGTACTGGATAGCTTGACAGAGCTACAGAAGCTAGACATGAATGACATTATGAAGGCTGTCATTTCTCAGAACACAGACCGCGATCCAGATGTACCGTCACAGCGCGAGTGGGGTAAGAGCTCAAACCATATGCGCCAGATCATCAGACGGTTTAGAGATTTGCCATGCAACGTGATCTTCACTGCATTGGCAAAGGTGGACATTGACGAAAACGGTACACGTTTCGTCTTGCCATCACTTCCAGGAAAGCTTGGTACTGAGGCGCCGGCGTTCCTCGACGTAGTTGGCTACATGTACACCGAGATCAAAGAGAAGCAAATAGAAAGGAGAATGCTATGCCAACCGAGTAGGACAAGGCTTGCCAAAGACCGGCTAGGAGTCTTTGGTGAAATCCTTGTAAATCCCACTGTGCCTCAGATGTGGGACGTTATGGTCAAAGACAAGTCCTAGTCCCTAACCAGAACAAGGAGAGCTCTAATGAGCGATGGTTTCAATCTCGACCTGAGTGGTGCTACCGAGTCTAGCTTCGAGGCAATCCCGAGTGCTACTTACCGTGCAACGGTCAAGGAAGTCACGATGAAGCAGACAAAGGGCGGGCCGGAAGCAAAGCTGCCCGCAGGTACGCCGATGCTCAACGTGCAGTTCCGCATCGCAGATGGCGAGTACGAAAATCGCCGCATGTTCCGTTCATACGTGATCGCGCCCGACAAGATCAAGGGCAAGAAGAACGAGAACAAGAGCGTGACTGACGGAATTCTGTACGGTTTCCTCAAGGCAATCGGCTACGATCCCGACGAGGTAAAGAGCGGGAACTTCCAGCTCGACGTGAACGATATGGCTGGACGTGCTTGCCGCATCAAGGTCGGGCAGCGCACCTACCAGAACGAGATTCAGAACGAGGTCAAGGATGTCAAGCCGGATACCGGCGAGGCTCCGGGAGCTAACGACGAACTCGATCTGCTGAACGCCTAGTAGTACAGGAGGGGGTGGGGTAAAACCTGCCCCCTCCACTACGTCTTGATGGAATAGTGTGACAACAATCGAAGCTACAACTAAGCTGCGTGAACAGTTCTTCGAGTTACTTTGGGGAGCTCAAACTGGCTATGTCTTGATAGCGTCAATGTCAGAAGCTGATCGCATAGCCCGCAACAAAAGCGGGTTCATAGAAAAGGCTTTCTTCTGGCCGGATCAAAGCTCACAGATCCTGGACTACATCGACAAGCAAGCGCATGGTAGACATACGTGGTTTACACCACTGCTGTATGACGAGCCACGAAGGAGCAAAGAAACTGTCAGCGAATCCAACATTGTCTGGGCTGATCTTGAAGAAGTCCACCCCGATTCAATTGCTCCATCTGCGCCCATCGTTATCCAGTCAAGTCCTGGTCGATACCAAGCTGTATGGAAGCTGGACGAAACCATACCCGCTGCCCTTGCAAGTGACTATTCCAGACGTCTTGCTGAACAGTATAAGCACTTGGGGGCAGACACCAGTGGTGCGGACTTGGCACAACTGTTACGTGTGCCCGGAACGTACAATTATAAATCCGATTACAGTGACGACGAAGGCAACCCTCCTACAGTTGACATCGTTACCGCAAAGAACCTAACAGTTCCCACAAGAATTTTTGATAGCCTACCTCCTGTTGCAGGATCCGATGCAGTTTACGAAGAACAGCCAGAGCAACTGGACGCAGATGATGTTGCTGCTAGATACAGAGGAAAACTTACACCGGCATGGCTCGAGTTATATTCGACAGTACCTGAGTCAGACTGGTCTAAGAAACTCTGGCGATTTCTCCAGTTATCTTTTGAAGCAGGTATGACGAAACAAGAAGTGTTCAGTGTCGCAATCGAAGCCAAATGCAACAAGTTCAAGCGAGATGGCTATAAACCGAACGCGAGTTTATGGTGGGACGTACTACGAGCGTCTGCAAAATACGATCAACTCATATCTGCTTACAGGAAGTTTGAACGGGATGCACTTGAACTTCCCGTACTCTATGATCCAACTGAGTTATCTGGTAAGGAGTCTTTCGTGGTTCGATACCATGAATGGGCAGACTCATTGGGGGATGCAGCACCACAATACCACGAATTATCAGCTTTCATCGTCCTGTCAGCCATACTCGCTGGCAATCTCTCTATAGAGAGCAGCATCGGTGACATCATCCCGAACATTTGG